GAGATACAGCTACACGTTGACGGGGCGGTCAAGGCCACTTGGCCGGCGTTCTTGCCGAACAAGCCCCGGCCCGACGGGCAGTCGTGGTACGGCAACACTGCCTCGTTCATCCTTGACCGCTTCACCGACGGCAAGATCAGCGCAAGCGCCGCCAACTGCGAGTACGTCTTGTGCATGGTGCTGGACGACGTGGGCGACCCTGAGAAGGCGCCCAAGACGCCGCCGCTGGCCCCGACGTGGGTCATGGAGACGAGCGAGGGCAGCTACCAGTGGGGCTACGCCTTCACCGAGGAACAGCCGACCAAGGCCGAGTACAGCGCGGCCATCACGGCCATCGCCGCTGCCGGTTACAGCGACAAGGGCGCGGTCAACCCCGTGCGGAACTTTCGACTGCCTGGCAGCGTCAACCTCAAGCCTGGCCGTGACGGGTTCGTCTCGCGGTTGGTCGAGTTCCACCCCGAGCGCCAGTTCAGCCTGCCCCAGATATGCGAGGCGCTCGGCGTCACCCCGGCCGAGGAGGCCGCAACGTTCCGGCCGATTCGCGTCTCAGACGACGGCGCCGATGACGTGCTGGCCTGGCTGTCCGATCAGGGGCTGGTGCTTGGCAAGCCCAACGGACAGGGCTGGGCCGGCATCGTCTGCCCTAACTCCAGCGAGCACAGCGACGGCAACCCGGAGGGGCGTTATAACCCGTCCATGCGGGCGTTTTGCTGCCTGCACAGCCACTGCATCGACTTGGATAGCGTGACGTTTCTTAAGTGGGTCGGCGAGCAGGGCGGCCCGCACCATGCGCCGGGCCTGCGCGATGAGCTGCTGGCGTCGATGATGACTGATGCGCTGGGCAAGCTGCACCCCACCGAGGCGTTCCCCGACGAGGCCAAGCGCGTGATCGCCGAGGTCGAGCGCAAGGAGCTGGGCCGCACCGAGAAGGCCGATTGGTACAAGCGCTTTTGCTACGTCCAAGAGGGCGACCACTACTTCGACTTGCAAGACCGCCGCGAGATCAGCCGCTCGACCTTCAATGCACTGTTCAGGCACATCGAGTGCCGCTCGCTGTTCGGCAAGCGCCCTAAGATCGAAGCGTCGTATTGCTTCGACGAGAACCGCCAAGACATGGGCGCCAAGGCGCTCGTCGGCATCACCTACGCCGCCGGTGAGGGCGTGCTGGTGGCCCGTGATGGTGACGTGTACGGCAACCGCTGGCGCGACGCGCGCCCGGCCGTAGGCGCTGCCGGTGCCGATATCTCGCCCTGGCTGGACCACTGCGCGGCCCTAGTGCCTGAGGTCAGTGAGCGCGAGCATATCTTTAACGTCATGGCCTACAAGGTCCAGCATCCCGAAATCAAGATCAACCACGCGGTCCTGCATGGTGGCGATCAGGGGTGCGGCAAGGATACCCTCTGGGCCCCGTTCATTTGGGCCGTCTGTGGGCCGCAGCTCAAGAACCGGGGTCTGCTCGACAATGACACGCTCGGGTCACAGTGGGGCTACGCCCTTGAGTCCGAGATTTTGATTCTCAACGAGCTGAAAGAACCCGAGGCCAAAGAGCGCCGCGCCTTGGCTAACAAACTCAAGCCTATCATTGCCGCGCCGCCCGATATGCTCACGGTCAACCGCAAGGGCCTGCACCCGTACGATTCGCTTAATCGCATGTTCGTGCTGGCGTTTTCTAATGACCCGGTGCCGATCACAATCGACAGTCAGGACCGCCGCTGGTTTTGCGTCTGGTCCTCGGCGCCTCGGATGGCGCCAGACGCCGCCGCTCGGCTGTGGGCCTGGTACAAGGCCGGCGGTTATGAGGCCGTTGCCGCCTGGCTGCGCGCCCGTGACGTGTCGGCCTTCAATCCGTCGGCCGCGCCGGCTTGGACCGAGTTCAAGGCGAACCTAGTCGAACATGGCATGTCGATAGCTGAGTCTTACCTGGTCGAAATGATGCGCGCGCGTCGGGGTGAGTTCGCCCGCGGCGCCGTCGGATCGCCCTTCCACGCCTTGTGCGACCGCGTAGCGGCCAGCGCGCCGTCTGGGGTCAAAGTGCCCCAAGCTGCGCTCCTGCACGCGCTCAAGGAGGCCGGGTGGGTCAACATGGGCCGGCTTGCGTCGGCCGACTACTCGTCGAAGAAAAACATCTATTGCCATCCGTCGATGGCCGACTACACGAAGTCGGACCTGCGCCGGCTTGTTGAGGATGCGCCGGCGCCGTCTATGGTGCGGGTGAAGTAAAGAAAAACCCCCACGGGCTTGTGGCCGGTGGGGGTTAAGACAGGAGTGGCAACTGCCTAGAGATCGAGGAAGACCACTAGCAGCGCGACCAGTATAACCGCGATCAGTCCTGCGACCATGCCGCCGCCTCCTCTATGTCGGCAATTATGGTGTTGCGCAGCAGGGGAAAGACGTCGACCCCGTCGACCGTGGCGCTTATCAAAAAGGCTTGCGCCGGCCATGCTGGGTCCGTCTCATTACCGGCTTGCGCCGGGTCAAATTCCAGTTCGCAATCAATTTCTATGTTGCCGTGCTTGTATAGGTAGCGTATTGTGGTCAGCATGGCAACTCCTCAACTTCCGGCTGCGTCGGGTCATACATGGCCGCTGGCCTGTCGGCGTGCTCGTAACCCACTTTGGCAAGGCTTAAATGGCCGTTCAAGGCCGCGTAGCGTGCGACATAGTCCGACGTCCTCATGCCGGGCGTAAACGTCGGATAAGACCGTTTGCTACTGTCATGCTTGACGTGGCCCTTATCTTTGGGCAGTTTGCGCCCCTTGCGGCCTTTTGATTTGTCAATCAGCGCCAGTAGTTCGCGGGTCTGTTCCGCGTTTTCGGGTTTGACAATGAAAGTGGCTTTTTCGTGGGTGATGGTAATCATGGCGTCATGTTCCAAAAGTAAAGGACGAAGGGCGCGCTGATGAGCGCGGCGAAGATGAGGGCTTGCAGAAAGTCAAGCGCAGCACTGGCGCGGCGCTCGGGTTCGGGGGTGTAGTGTTCGCGCATGGTGCTCACCGGTAGAAGTAGGTTACGCCGTCGATTTCGATGGCGGTGTAGTCGTGCTGGAGCTCGCGGGCGGCTTGGTTCCAGTCAATGCAGTTATTCGGCCATGTGGTGTTTTCATGTACCGCGCCGATGTCTTCGGCCAATTCTTGAGCGTAATCCCTGAAATACGATTCACGAATCAGGGTAAGCGGGTACCAGTCGCCCTCCCATTGCTCATCGCCGCCATTGCCGGCAAGTTCTCGCATGATGTCGCACAAGGCCGCGTGCTCTTCAACAAGCTCTGGATGAGCAAATGCCTCGGCGCTGTAGGTTGTCAGATCGTGTGCAAGCTCCCCGATACGCTCGATGATGTCGCGAACGTCGATGATGGCAGCGGTCAGGTCAAGTGATGTTTGCATGATTCAGGCTCCTTTGCTCATGGTTGACAGTTTGGCGCTGATTTCGCGCAGCGTCCGGGCGCTAAACACGTCCGGGCTGTTTTGGGCAATGGCGGTCCAATAGTCGCGGGCGTGGCGGTAAATGCGCCATGTTGCGCCGCCACCATAACCGACGTACTGGCCGGGCCTAAAGGCGCTTTTCTCGATGTTGTTCATGGTTCTGTCCTTTACTGAACGGTGACGCGGGCGTAGGCGTCGAGTTGGATGTAGGCGTAAGCGTGGCCGGCTTGCAAGAACTCGCGCTCGGTGCCAGTGAAGTTGGCGCTGGGGCTATGGAAAACCTGCTCATGGTGGAATGGCCGGGTTTGCTTGTAGCCGGCGGCTTGCACGTCGTTGGGCAATTGGATGAGGGGTTGCATGGTCTGTCCTTTACTTGATTGAGCGCGGCGCTCGGGCCGCGCGGGTTGAGGGTTAGACGTTGACGGTTTTGGCAAAGTTAGGCGCTTCGCCGGCGTAACCGGTAACGCGGAAAGAATGGAAACCGGCGGCGCTGGCGGCGCTTTTGACGCGCTCGATGTTTGCGGCGGTGTTTGCGCCGTCTTTGAAGCATGCCAGCAGTTCTTCCATGTAGTCGCGGCGTTCGCCTTGGGCGAGGCCGTAAATCAGAATTTCTTTCATGGTTTGCCTTTACTGTAGTTGCATCGCGTCAGTGCGATGTAGAGACTGTAAGGGAATCTCGTTTATGAGTCAACAGCTATTTTGTAGGGACAAACCCTAAGCGGGCTTGCTCCAGATGTAGCGGGGCTTTGGGTACTTGACCGCGCCGGATTGGCTGACGCTGGCGAAGTATTCGCCCTCGATGTAGGCGTAAATCGTGCCCTTGGGTGTGCGCTGCTCAAGTGTGATGTCAGCGGGTAAGCGCGCGTCGATGATGTCAGCCAGCGTCTCAGCTTGACCGCTACTGACAAGCGGCCGCATTTCGGGCGAGCGTAAGAAACGAAAAAAAGCAGCGAAGTCATCAAACGATGACGCGTGCAGGATTGGGGATTTGCTGGCCATAAAACGCCTTTCAGTAAAAAAGAAAAGCCATTATAAAGGCTTTTCGTTTATTTCGTCAAGTGTAGCGGCTAAGTGCTTTTGGGTCATAAATGGTTGCGATTGGGTCATGCTGGCGAGGCGTGGTGACCCAGCACATGACAGAGGGGAAAAATGGGCTGTTGGGTCATATTGTCATTAGTCTATTAGTAAGGAAAGAAGATAGAATATATTGTATACAGTTTGGTGTACGGTCTCGACTGCACCGGCGCCGCCAGTCGCCGCGCTGGGGGGGTCAGCCTCTATCAACTTTCTGGCAAGATGACCCATAAATGCCTCGGACGCGCTTAACTTGTTGATTCATAAGGCTTTTTCGATGGGTCATCCTAAAAAGCCCAGAATGACCCATAAATTCCCCAGCGCCCACGTTTATGGGTCATTTGGGTCATCAGTCAGCCATGACCCAAATGACCCATGACCGCCAGACTGCCGGCGCGCAGCTACGGAAGCCCTCGACCCTGCGCCGCGTGACAATGTGACAATCTGACCCAGGCCGTCGCCCAGGCGGCGCGCGGCCAAAACCGAGGGGGGGGGAGGGGGCCGGGGGCTGGCCGGTCACGGCAGCGGAGGGGCTACAAAAACTGCGAATTTTTTTATTGAAATTTAAAAACGCAAGCCCTATAATTGCGACATGGAACATGAACTTTTACGCGCTGCGTTTAGCTACGACCCCGCAACTGGCGTGTTTACGCGAAAAAAGAAGTGGGGGTCTAAGCCCGTTGGCTCAGTTGTTGGTGGCCTTAGCCGAGACGGGTATGTGCAAATAGCGTTTAACGGCCGAACGCACACAGCTCAGCGACTAGCGTGGCTGTATGTGTACAAGCAGTGGCCTGCGGGTGTGATTGACCATATAAACCGCAACCGCACCGACAACCGTATAGAAAACTTACGCGACGTAGGGCGCTCTGAAAACGCCAACAACTCGGGCCCGCAGCGGCGTAGCCAATCTGGCGTAAAAGGTGTATCCTTGCGACCACTGCGTAATGGTAGGCGCCTAAAAAAAGCTTGGAGAGCGGACATCGTGGCTAACGGCAATCGAAAATTTTTAGGGAACTTCTACACAATAGAAGACGCTGCCCAAGCGCGCGCAAACGCTGAGCGGGAGCTTTGGTAATGTTCGAGACCCTGCCATATGAGCCGCGTCAGTTGCAAGCGACTGAGGACCGGCTGCATCGCATCTACAAGGCTGCCAAGCTCGGCCTTAAGGGCGACAACCTGGCGTTGGCCGCAGGCATGTTGCCCAAGGAGTACGCCAGGCTCAAGCAGTTTGACGAGATTGCGGAGTACGCTGAACTCAAGGGCCGCGCCGAGGGCGAGCTGGAGATGAGTCACCTGCTGCACGACGCCGCAGCGCAGGGCGACGCCAAGGCGGCGCTAGCAATCCTCCAGAACGTCCACGGCTGGGTAGCCAAGCAGGCCATTACAGTAGATGTGAATCAGTCCATCAGCATCACAGCCGCGCTACAAGAGGCCGAGCGGCGCGTACTGGACGTCACTGACGTGATCGAGAACAACCCAAGCCAAGTGCTACAACATGCAGACCACACGTTACAGCGCGCAGGATGAGCAGGAGCTAATGGCTCGGCTATGGAGCCCGGCCATCAAGGACAACCCGCTGGCGTTTGTGATGTTTGCCTACCCGTGGGGCGTCAAGGGCACGCCACTGGAGCACTTCACTGGCCCGCGCAAGTGGCAGCGCGAGGTGCTCGCGACTATGGCCGAGCACATCAAGAAGAACGGCGGCAAGTTGGACTTCGACGTGCTGCGCCTGGCGGTCAGTTCTGGCCGGGGTATCGGCAAGTCGGCGTTGGTCAGTTGGATTACGGACTGGATGCTGTCCACGCGCATCGGCTCGACGACCATCATATCGGCCAACTCAGAATCACAGTTACGCAGTATCACCTGGGCCGAGCTGACAAAGTGGCTGGCGATGTCGATCAACAGCCATTGGTTCGAAGTAAGTGCTACCAGACTGATGCCGGCCAAGTGGCTGACGGAGCTGGTCGAGCGCGATCTGAAGAAAGGCACCAGATACTGGGGTGTTGAGGGGCGGCTATGGTCGGCTGAGAATCCAGACGCCTACGCTGGCGTACACAACTTCGACGGCGTCATGGTGATCTTCGACGAGGCAAGTGGCATCGACGACTCGATCTGGGCGGTGACAAGCGGATTTTTTACGGAGAACACGCCAAACCGTTTCTGGCTGGCGTTTTCCAACCCACGCCGCAACACTGGGTACTTCTACGAAGCGTTTAACAGCAAACGGGAGTTCTGGGCGTCCAAGATCGTAGATGCCAGGACGGTCGAGGGCACCGACAAACAAGTTTACGAGCAGATTATCGCGGAATACGGGCCGGACTCCTCACAAGCGCACGTCGAGGTGTACGGTCAGTTTCCGAACGAGGGCGACGATCAGTTCATCAGCATCGGCGTGGTCGATGAGGCGATGAAACGGGCCAAGCATATGGACCAGTCGG